TTCTGGTGGTAGCCATTCTGTTTGTGGTTTGAATAAAGGAGTTTGTATCATGAATAATCTCTTTCAATAATCATATCAATATAATGTTTTGCTTTTTCTAAATCTTGTACTTCTCCTTTATGTGCGTGTCTGCAAATATATTTAATAGCATTTCCTTCTGCAAACAGCAATTTGTTCTTGTTAACAAACTCACTGGGTTGAATCTTCATGTCTTTATAATGAGATCCTCCAATTTGTTTTTTGTATACGCTCATGTAAATATAAAATAAAGTTTAATTCCAAAGTAAAACGTCATCATTGACAATAAAATAGCTTCACTTGTTAAATTCATACTAATAAATTATTCCACTTCATTTAATATTCCTATAATTTTACTTTTATCCTTTTCTAAATAAACTGCAGCCTGTAGTAATCCTTCTAAATTATCTCCCAGTTTTCCCATCCCTGAATTACAATCAGTACACAACCACCCCCTAAATATAAAAGTGCCGTGGATATGATCTACTTCAAGGTTTTTTGTTTTTTTATGACAACAGTCACAACACTCAGGTTGGGGGGGAGCATTCTTTCTCACCCCTCTCTGCTCTCTTTTATATATTGTACTACATTCTCGGCATATTTTTCTGAGAACGTAGGCCCCGTCACTTCTTTGAATATTGGTTGTAAACGCCATTAGGGGAAGAATTTTATGACATTCTTTACATTCCTGCATATCGGTTTCTTTTCCTACAATTTTAATATCTCCTCTATAGTAAAAATTTTCGTGATCCTTATATTTTTTTTTTTTACCATAAGATGTTTCCCAGTAGGGAGTTGTATTTAAATCTAACTTTCTTTTGTATGCAGGCATTATTTCTTTTTCATATTCTAAATGATTTATAAATATCTTTGGGTTTAATAATATGTAAATGGTCCTTGGTCCGTGTTGCACCAACATAGAACAAACGATTTTCATCGTCAGGAAAACGATCCATATTTTTTTGAGTATTGTTACTTAAATCTGTAAGAAGAACTACGTTTTCTTTTTCACCACCCTTGACACCATGAATGGTTGATAATAAAATACGCGGCTCTTTATTAAGTTGTTCACCATTCTCTCTCATTTTTCGAATATATTTAACTTGTTTTTGGGGAGCAGAATCAAAAGCCTCATACCATACTGATTTTGTTTTTAATCCATGATTATTATAAACTTCCGTTATATTGTAAGGCTTATCTTTATTAAGATATGGAAGATTTTCTTTTGCATAATTATCAGGAGACATATAAGAGGCCACTCTTTTAATTTGTTCATGCTTTAAGTCATTGTTTTTACGCCATTTTTCCCAATCAATGATAGCTTCATGCAAATCTTTTTCGTAATCTTTTTTAAATTTATTTTTATAATAAAGACCTTTAGAATATAAAACATTTTCTAATTCATTTAACATGTAACGAGTTCTAGCAAGCACGTACCATTCTCCCTTACTCATATCTACATCTTGAAAGTCATGGTAATAAGACAATAAACCATTTTTATTTTTAGGGGACCATTCTTTATGATGTCTTTTAGAAATTCTTCTGACAATATTCATAGCTACATCATGTACGACTCTGGGTACTCTTAAGGATTCAGTTAATCTTAAAAATTTTCCTGTCTGAGTTATAAAACTATCTACATCAGCACCCGCCCATCTAAATATAGCCTGGTCATCATCCCCCGCAATATAAGAATCGTCTGTCTTATTCCAAATTGTTTTGGCCATATCCCATTGCATTATGGATAAGTCTTGAGCTTCATCAATAAAGACTACATCAAATTTTGGGGATGCATCTGATTTTATAAAATCTAAAATCATGTCATTAAAATCGATAAGAGCGTGAGCTTTTTTATAACTTTCTAATTCACTACTTAAATTTTTTAAATCCCTGACGGACACATCATGGGAATGTTCTTTTAAATTATACTGTTGTTCAGGGGTAATTCCTCGAAGTCTAGCGAGTTGAATGATTCTTAAGTAATCACTGTTAGTGGTAAATAATCCTGTTTGTTCATCATCCCATTCATTATAATCCACACGTAAATTAACTTGTTTACCTATATCAGCATAATGCTTACGTTGCATTACATTTTCTTTTTTAATACCTAATCTTCGAAAAGCTAAAGAATGAAGAGTTCTAAAATAAGGAAGATCATCTTCGGTTAAATTAAATTTATCAATGGCTCTATCTCTTGCTTCGTAGGCTGCTTTCTGTGTAAACGAAAAATAACCAATCTTATTAGGATCAGTTATTTTTAAATATTTATCTACTTCTTCTAATAAAGTATATGTTTTGCCTGTTCCTGGTGGTCCTAATACTATTGTTTTCATGGAATAGGTACACCTAAATAAATTTGAGCCATCATCAAATAGTGAATAAACAAAATTAATAAAACTTTTTGCATTAAAAAACTTCCTTTTGTTTAAACTGTTTAGGACGATATACATTTTCAGGTTTTTCAAATTCGTCGATTGTCATAATTGTTTTATTTTTCTTTCCGATCATTTCTCTTTTAATACTGCATCCACACTTATCTCTTAATAACATTTGAGTTTCATCATATTTCTCAATCCACCTTCTTTTCAATAAATACTTATTAAAAAATTCTCTAAATATAAAATGATGTTTGCCATCATTCGTCCATACATTTCCAAGAATCATATCGTCTTTAGTAGCTCCTGCTGCTGTACGGTCTGTGCAATATTCTTCAAGATGATCGAGAAGTTGTTCAACCTTAGAAGATCCTTTAGGTGGTTCAATAATTTCTATTCCTGCAAATAATAATTTTACCATATCATTGAAATCTTTTTTACGAAGACTCGGTGGCACTTTATTAACTTGTTCCATTACAGCTCTTTGAAATAATCTTTGTTCTTGAAGATACGAGGTATCCTTAAGTTTAACTCTTTCTCCATCAACGTTTACATAATAATAAGGTTCATCTAAATTAATCTTTTGAAGATCACTTAAATCAGGAAATAAGGACTGACCTCTTATGCCATATTTTCGTGTTATACATAATTTTTTATCACAATGATCACACATTGGTTCTTCATTGCATTTAAAACCTAATTCTCTATTTAAATTATATTTTATTTTTTCTTGAATAACTCTGTCTTCTAATGGTGGATCAAAATATTTATAATTGAAAGCGTTAATATGTTTAGTCCATTCTTCAGGCCATTTTCTTTTTGCATATTGAATGTATTGATAAAGAACTCTATCTCTACCATCATTTAATTTAGTTTGAGTTAATGATTCTATACAAGGAGGACCATCACTAAAGTCAGATGGTGGTCTTTTTAATTCTAATTTCTCTAATTCTTCAGGTGTAAGTCTTTTTACGGCTAAAAAAAATTGAGAAATTGTAATAGCTTCTCCTTTAAAGTTAAAGGCGTATCTTGTGGTATTTGTTGAATTAAAATATGGTAAATTTAAAAAATTTCCTGTATCATCATCCGATTTTAATTCCACCTGTTTTGGAAAAACTTCTGCATTACCAAATCCTAGAAATGCACTAATAGATGTTAGTTTATCTCTCATCAATTTAGCTTCTACTGGAACAGTAGTGAATAAAAAAATATGAGCTCCTCCACTTTTAGATCGACATACAGTTAGAGGTAATTGATTATTATTAATAAGATTGATAAGTTTTTTGTGATTTAGATTATATTTATCAACATCGATACATCCCCATCGACATTGATTATTTTCATCAATGGGTATAATTCCTAGACTTGGTTCAATCCCATTTAAATGATCGTGCCAAAGTTTATCAGTGACAGGTTCTCTTTTAACAAAAGATTTTCCTTTTACTTTTGTTCCATCAGAGCTTTTCTTTTCAACGTAAGTACAGCCATGAGCCCGTTCTAATCCAGAAAATAAATCTATAAAATTCTTCATAATAGTTTTGCGGGGCGGTTTAACTCTCGCGCTGCCGCCCCATTCTTCTTCTTGAAGAAGTTATTAAAACGGTGCTTCGTCCTTAGGTTGCGACTCGCCATGTTTTGCCACAACAGCGCCTTTTGCGACATTGTCAGAAAAACCTTTAGCGATTGCATAAGCCCCTTTATCAGCGATAGGTCCAACCTTGGACACATCCCAACCAAACCATGTACCTTTGTCATTAGACTGTTGTACAGTTTTTAG